CTGATACTATCCTCAGGCAGTTGTGCATTACGAGCACAAGCAAGTGCATCAGCAAAGTTATTGAAACTACCGAAGTTCTTTTGATTGCCTACCCAGCATCCTTTGTACTCATAAATCATTGCTTCGACAGAGAATACATCAGCATAAGTGTTACGATCTACACCGTGCTTGATGTAAACTTTACCATCATTTCGAGTGTACTTATCGAAAGCATTGCTCCGAAAAGTACGCTTGAAATCAGTGATGAAATCAGCAGTCAGGTCAATGCTTTTTGCAAACAGATTTGCGTAGTGAACAGTCATTTAAGTGGTTTTGATTGTGTGCTTACACTACTGGGACACTTTAAGGGGCTCAGTAAGCATTAGTGAAATCATTTGTTGTAACAAATAAATTGATTCATCAGATTCCAATAAGTGTAATAGTAATCTTTCTCCATGTTGTTACGAACAAGACCAGAGAAAGAGTGTAGATTGTTTCGCTCAATCTTCACTCTATTCTCATACCACCACTTATCAAACTCTCTTGCTTTTTTATAGTGGAGTTTGGAGATTGAATCATTATCGTAATTCATCGGATATAAAGAAAACCACCATATTGATCACAAATAAGAGGATCATCTACCAGTTGATCAATATAGAATCGAATACCTTTAGCAGGTGCTTTAACCGATGCAGGTTTGTAACATGCACCAGTGGCATTCTCCACGAACATGTAAGCAGAACGTCCACGTTGACGTTCACCACCAGAGACCAAATAGGTCATCAGTTTGATATACTTACGACCGAACTCTGCTTCAACTTGGTTATAAGTATTGTGACCAGATTCGATGGAATTAACTTTCCATTCATTGTTCAATCGTTCCATGAGACTATCAACAAGGAACTCAGATTTGGTTTGATTCAGAATAGCAGACATTTGATCTCGTTGTTGTTGATGAAGGTGTTGTTTAATTAAACTCATTAACATGCCATACCAAGACCACCTTGAAGTTGAGGAATCTCGTTGAAACCAGTTACATTGTAACCGTAACCTTCGACCCGAGAATCTACTTCACGTTGGAAGTCTTTCTTGTTAATCAGAGACTTGGATTGAGTCGAACCCATGAAAGTAAGGATCTTAATCATACGGGACTCGTTGATAGTTCCATCATTGAACTTGACGGGATAAAAATCAACAACCATGTTGCCATCTTTAGAAGTGAGTTGCATTTTTTTCTCTTTGAGGTTTGTCTTACACTACTGGTACACTTTAAGGGGCTCAGTAGCAATTATCGTTTGCAATGAACCCAACTTTAATCATGCCATAAGTGCGCCGCTGGGAATCTCAACAATTTCAGGGTGTTTGCTATCATCAAACTCGTGCATATCGTAGCACACCCACTCACCATTACGGAAGAGGTAAGCATATTCTTCACTCCTATCAGGGTGCAGATAACCAAGAATGTCTACATCAAGGCGAGGAGGACAATCACTGCCATAATACTCTGGTTGATTGTCATTATTCCAGCAGACACTCATATCACCACCATCAATCAACTCTGCTGCTTTAGCACGAGTGTTGTAGTGAGTGTTGAGAATACGACCCAACCACTCAGGATAACCATCCCAGTGGTGATAACAGTTGAGAATAGAACCGTCTTTAAGTTCAAGACCGATGCGAGCACGGGTTGCCATGATTAAATTAATTTAGCGTTGTGAAATGTGTGCTTTGTTGATGATTGTAACCCATTCGGGTGGAGGTGATAATTTGTTGGAAACTTTCACCCACCGCCCTTTAAACTTAACGATTGTGTATTTCATAAATCACCACTCAGAGTGCATTGATCTTGTCTTTTCATTGTTGATTGTCTCTCACACTACTGACACACTTTAAGGGGCTCAGTGAACATCAGGCAACTGCATCGGCATCATCACTTACCAGAGAAAGATCTGGTAGGTTATTTACACGGGACTTCATACGGTTGTGCTTAGAAATTGTCCATCCGTTAGCATAAGCATCGTGCAGAACTCCATCTAGTTGACGACGCTCAGACTCAGTGTGAAAATGTCTTTCTTGGTTCATGACTTTAAATATCAAAAGAACATAAAGATTGTACCAGATTTTATTCAATCTGACAATCGTAGTTTTTACCTACCACAAGGCAACTCTTCATACCATGTTCTAACATAACCAGGTCGCCATCTGTTGCCAGGAACATATTCTTCTCTACGAATGCGTTTGATACAGTATCTGTGGTAAAAGTGGTCTCTGTAATTATCATTCTTTCTTTTTTCACGACGATTATCCTCATGAACAAATGGTTCCCAAAATTGTTGCCAGGTGATGGCATTTGCAGGGATAGGAGAGAGTGCTAAAAGCAAAGCAGTTAGTAAAAGTTTCATGGTTAAAATAGACTCCATTTATTTAACACCAAGTCTTTTCTAAGTTAAAATTAGCTGCACTGAAAACTTCACGATCAACAACTTTGAAAGTTCCAAATTGATTAGTGATTACATAACCCTCATGGCACACAAATTCATTACCAATCATACAAGCAATGTCATCAGTTTCTTCAATGAAAGAGAACAAATCATTTTTCATAGATGCAACCAACTTCCAAAGTCGTAGCAAGTTTATGTCACATTCACATTTTTCTGCAATTTCATCCTCATCAATGGGTTTCCCCTCACGGATGCAAGCATTTATTGCTTTTTTGATTTGTGTTGCCTTGTGAGCACTTACAAAATCACATAGAGTGGACATTTGACGGGCAAATGCTGCAACATCTGCTAAATCTTCACGATGTGGGTTCAATTCAACCTCAGGTTGAATAAACAGGCAGTTTTGAGTGCTGGGAAGATCAAGAACTAAAGGATAAGCATCAACCTCACGCAAATCATTCCCACCACTATAAACAGTGTGTGGAGATACAATTATATCATGAGAAATAAACTCTGGAAAAATATATGTCAAAGTATTGGGGCGATAGGTATCAGAAGCACCAGCACCAATCCAATCACCTTGAATAATAGTTTCGGTGCGAGGAAGATACTTAAAGCAAAGATGCAGAATATCTGCAACCCTACCCTCATAGAACTTATCAATCTCTCTATGAGAATGTGCAATGCGTATCTTTTTCTTATTGAACACAGCTTTGGTGCCAACAAAGAATTTACCATTTGCAGGATTTGTTCCCCACACAATAGATGGACTCCCATCAATTTTAGTGCTAATGATACTATCTGGGTCAGAGAACCAATCAAGAACTCTCAAATCACCCGTCAGAATACTGTCGCAGGGATGTTCTAAGTGTGTGTTTTGCATTTACCTTTTGCTTGTACTAATAGGACACTTTAAGGGGCTCAGTATCATCAATCAATCGGAAGTTTAGCAACACTTTTTCCCCTACTATGCTTTTGAATAAACTTGCGGGCAGATTCTTGTGTTGTACACACTTTAAGTTGCTTTCCATTGTGAATAATCATCAATCGGTTACAGTAAGGAACAGCTGCGTATTCACCTTTACCTATAATGAATCCTTCAATCATTTCATAAACTCCATTAGAGGACTTGTTTGGTTAGAAACTAGAAACTTTTTCTCATACTCCAGCAAATCTTTGGGAGCAGGAATAATGTTGTCATCACATTCTACAGCATCAATCCACCTAGGACCATTCTTCTGATACAATTTGATGCCAAGATGCTGATACTTTAGATTAGTTGGAACGCGAACTTTGTAGTTAATTCCATCATTCTCAGTCAACATACTTAAACGCCTGTTCTCATCTTTGGTGACAGTAATCAGTGAGCAAGATAACCAAAACAAGTTCTCAAATACATTATAGTCCGATAGATACTTGTCAGGGTTATCCATAATCATCCGACCAATGAATTGTGGTGACAAACAATGATCTTTTGTACGCTCTTTAGGATTGTGAAGTGCTTCATAGCTAATCAAACCCATATGATTAGAAGTTCCACAATCAAACACACCAATGTAGTACAATCGTGTGATTGGTCGGAAATAATTAGGGTCACTCCAGTTGTCTACATTAGCACAAAGAGAGTTGTATGTGGTTTGGCAGTATGCTTTCCAGTTCTTTGATTTCATTTTGAGAAAAATCGTGAATTTGATTGCAGTGGATGTGCTCTAGGGTCTGTGACGTAGAATTGCAGAAAAATCAGGTTTTGACCCCTGATGGATACAGGGGTCTCAGTGAGACTCACCTGCGAACCACACTGTCTAGCAGTTCTCCCTTCTCAAATACAGCATCAACAACTCGCTGAAGTGCTCGCTCTGTAGATACACCAACCTTAGAATAAACAGGCACCACACAGAGACCCCAGACCTTTTCTTTGCCACCAAGGCGAAGAACTCTGCCGATTGTTTGCGTCATTTCAATCACATCCATATTGCGAAGAAAGACCACAGCTTCTAGTTCACTGACGTTAATTCCCTCACTGAGGATAGATCGATGGAAGCAAACAAACTTCTTGTTAGGATCACGCCCCCAAGCATTGAGAGTGTCAAAAAATACCTCACGGTTCACCTTCTGACCATCAATAATAGCTCCTGTTTTTGAAGTGATATAAAGGTAAGAATAACCGTGCTGTTGTAGTTGAGTAGCGCAGTCA